TAGATTCCGGTCGAAACATTGACCGAATACTGGCCAGCCGACGATGGCGTTGTCACCCGAGTGAAGCGCTCGCCGGCGTTGGCACCACTCGCGTAGAAGACGCCGAGATCATCCGAAAAGCTCGCGGCGTTGGCGACCGTCGCCGTGTAGGGCGTCGTCGCCGGAACGCTCGCGGCCTCGTTCTCCGACACGGTCAGCTGGCCGGTCGCGGGGATCTGGCCGAAGAACAGATCGCCGTAGATCGCGCCGAAGATGCGGGCGAACTTGGCCTTGCCGGTGATCTTGCCCTGGCCGCGCGCGATATCGACCGGGAATTGGAACTGGCCCCAAAGCTCCTTGGTCTGCCAATCCCAGTCGATCTGCACATCCTGCAGGATGCCGAACTGGTCGGGGCCGATACCCGAGCCGGTGACATCGGTGCGGTTGCCCCACAGCGCCCCGGCGCCGAAAGCGAGCTGCATGTCAGTTTTCCTCCGATTTGGGGCTGGCCCCATCGGGACCGGCGAGGCGCCGCTTCAGTTCTTCCTTGGCGGCGAAGGCGTGGTTCCAGGCGGCGGTGATCGCCGCCACCGGCGAACCCGGGAAATGGTCGTTCCACCAGCGCTCGATCAGCGCGCTGTGGTCGGCGGGCGGCGCATCCGGCGCAAGCGCCGGCAACGCCGCCTTTGGCAAGGCGGTGTCGTTCATTTGGAATATTCCTTTTTCGTCATCTCCGGGCTTGTCCCGGGGATCCACGTGGATGGCCGGAACAAGTCCGGCCATGACGGGACTGAGAGACCACGTTCAACGTGGTTGGGAGTGGGTTCAAATCAGACGCAGAGGATTTCGATGGGCACGATCGCGACGGCCTGGTCGCCGAGCACGCCCTCATCGGTCTCGATCTTGCCGCTGATATAGGCGTGCTGGACCGTCGCCGGCAGGCCGAGATCTTGAAGCCCAGTCGTCGCCGACGGCGCCAGCGCGGCCTCGACCGCATCGAGGAGCGGGTTCAGCACCGTCGCCGGCGCGAGATACGGGTCGCTCGAATGGACGTAAAGATAAAGATCGACCGCGAGCGTCCACACCGTCGGCGCGCCCAGCGTCTTGACGCTCGCCAGCTCGGTCTTTTGCGCCATGAAGAGCGCCGGCTGCTCGGGCGGCGACACGTCGCTCCAATGCCGCAGGCGCCGGTCGACGACCGCGAAATCGGCCGCGGTTTCGAGGAGCCCAAACAGCGCCGCGTAGATCGGCTCGCGCGAGATCATGCCTGCATCGCCTCGGCTGCCGCTGCTTCGAGCGCGGCGCGGATTTCGGGTGCGGTCTCGTCAAGCGCCGAGCGCATGAACGAGCGCTCGGGCATCGTCACCGCCGGCAATTGCACCCGCTTGAAGAAGCGCTGCTGGCCGCGCCACGGAAACGCCAGCGCGCGGGCGCTTTGCGGCAAGATCGTATGCGCCGGGATGACGCCGCCATATTCGTGGATCGCCGCGTAGGGCGCGTCGCTGCTGACGGACGCGTTCACCGCAAGCCCGGAGCGCTCGATAGCGACCGCGATGCTGCCGGCGAGCCGGCCGCTCCGCTGCTGCAACACCACGCCGGACAGATTGCGTTCGACGCGATCGCGCAGGACATCGCCGAGACGCTCGACCTCTTGCGCGAGGCGGGCGGCGACCGTCTGCGGCAGCACGGCGAGACGATCCGTCGCCGCGTCGAGCCCCGCGGTCGAGACGGTAATCATAACGCCGCCACCATGGTTGCCGGATCGGTCGCGGTCGGCGCCAGAACTCGCGCGAAACTCGATGCCTGAGCCACGGCCCGGTATTGGGAGAGCAGGGTCTTGACGTCGTCGCTCATGTTCTTTTGCGAGTAGGTCACGGTCTCACCGCTCATCAGCGATTTCGACACCTCGCCGATGCGGGTGCGTTCGCGATAGCGCTGACAGACCAGCTCGATGCAGGCCTGGGCGATATCGGCGGGCACGCTGGCATAGCCGGCGGTGTAGGTGACCGATACGTTCTGGGCGCGGCGGGTAAAGACATAGCCGCGCAACGCGAGCTCGGTCGGGCTGAAGACATAGCCGGCGCCGAACCCGCCGCCCGATGGCGCCGGCGGGATCGCGAGCCCGTCGATCGATAGCGACCACACCTGGCTCACCGGAAAATTGGCGAAGGTCAGCCGCTGCCCGCCATTGCCGTCGCGCACCTCGATCCAGTCGCTGACCGCGATCTGGCGCTGCAACCAGCTCTCGATGAACTGGCTCGCCGCGGTGATGAGCCGCGTGAGGAGCGCGTCGTCGACCGCGGGAAACGGGTTCTGCCCGGTCTGCAGCCACGCCGTGACGTCGGACAGACATGTCAAATCACCAAAGGCCATTATTCTTCCCCACGAGATTTCACAAAGAGGCGGTGAGGCAGTGAGAAGGAACCCTCCTCTCCGTCTCACTGTCTCATTGTGAATTTTGATTAGCCGTTGCCGATATTGGTGATGACGCCCATCGCGAAGGGGGCGTAGACCGCGAGCACCTCTTCGGCGTAGACGCCGACCTGGCGCTGGCGGGTCACCACCGGCCAGTCGATCTGGTAGTAGTCCTGCCGAGTTTTGACCTCGGCGACGTTGGGCACCTCGTTCGACTGGTATTGCACCGGCAGGTTCTCGGCCCAGCCGATGATGGTGCCGGGCGGGACGCGCGGGTGGATGCGGATCGGAATGCGCAACCCGCCATTGAGCGCGAACGGGTTGAAGTAGAACGACACCGCGCCAGCCGCGGCGAGGTCGTAGGCGTTGCCGTCGCCGGTCACCTCGTAGCGCAGCAAGGGCGCCGAGGCGTTGGACAACACCTTGGCGGTGATGTTCTTCAGCTCCTGGACGTTGACGTAAAGTACGGTCGGCGAGAGCTGGTAATTGTTCCACATCGTTTGGAACATCGTGTCGATCTCGACGACCGAGCCGCGCCCCGACGAGGTCAGCGGCGTGCCGGTGCCGGCGGTGCCGGTCGCTTGCGTGGCGACATAGGCGTTCGACCCGCTCTTGAACGCGGTCGTCAGCAACCCGTCATAGGCGTAGTTCGGATTGGCCGAGTTGTCGGCGGTGACCGCCGTTTGCGCCTGCTGACCGCTGGCGAGAGGCGACGCGAAACTGGCGCTGTTGATCGCCGTGATCGCCTGCAAGGTCTCGGTGTTGGTGGCGGTGCCGACAAACCAGGCATAGGCGACCGCGCCGGCGAGCGGGGTGACGGTGGCGGCGAGGGTCTGGCCCAAGGTCACCGCCTGGCTCGCCTCGGCGCTGATATTCGACGAGCCGCCGGAAAGATCGTAGGTTTTGCCGTCGGCGCCGGTAATCGTCTTAGTAGTCGCGACACCCGCCGTGACACTCGAGTTCTGGTAACCCTCGAGGGTCAGCGCGACGATTTTCACATAATAGGTGGCAGCGGGCAGGGTCGCGCCGGTGCCCGAGGCCGCCAGCACCGGCGTCGCCGGCGTGCCGAGCTGCAGCGAGGCGTTGCCGCCGAGGATCGCCATCTCCTCCTTCAGCATCATCTTTTGCAAGAGGCGGAAGGTCATGCGCGCCTGGATGTCCTCGAAATCGCGGCCGGCGCTGATCGCTTCGTAGGTCGCCGCGTCTTCCTCGCCAATCGTCACGAAGGTCGCCGATTTCGACGCGGTCGCGTAGGACATCTGGCCCGAACGCTGGCCCTCCGGGACCCAGCCCATCGCGTCAAAACCGGAGCCAATCAGGGCGGTCACCTGACGCCAATTGGTCGCGGTGCCGGTGCCGCCGCCGACACGTGGGATGACGTTGCGGATCGGCGTCACGAACGGGTAGAGGTTTTTCGCCGGCGCCTGCAAATCGAACGCGACCAGGCCGGTGCCGGTCGAGATCGTCTTGGCGATCAGGTCGCTGGGCGAGCGCAGCGCGCCCCGGACTAGATCGAGCGTGTCTTGTGTCGGGTTCATGGGTTCATTTCCCTCCGCTCGGGCAATAAAAAACCCGGCGGGAGCCGGGCAGAAAAACCAGTTCAACAATGAGACGGTGAGGCGGTGAGATCAGAAACGGTCGCTCACTGTCTCACTGCCTCATTGTGAAATTATCGGCGCTATCGCGCCGTGAACGGCCGGATCGGGTTGGCGTGGGCGGCCTTGATCAGGGCCAGGGTGCGGTCCTCGTCGCTCATGCGGGCGAGCGCGGCGACGACATCGTCGGGTGCGACGCCGGGATAACCGCCGTCCTCGCGTTTCGAGATGCCGCCAAGGGTGCGGGCCACGGTCAGCGGCGGCAGCGGCACCGCGGCGATTTCCTCGACACGTTTGGCGAGCGCGTCGAGGCGCGGCAGGATTTCGCCGGCGAAAGCCTTCATCAGATCATCGGCGCGCGCCGCTTTATCGGTCTCGTCCTCGGTCGTCGGGCTGTCAGCGACAAAGCCGTCGCATGTCGCCCCCGCCCGGCAGAGCGCGTCGTGCGCGTCCTTGAGATGGCCGAACAAGGTCTTGGAATGCCTCCCCATCGCTTGCGTTGGCTTGCAGCAATCGCCGCCGGTCATCGCCTTCAGGCAATCGTGAACGTGATCGAGCGCCGCCTGGTCGCTGAGCGTCGAGGGCTTGTCCGCAGGCATCGCCGCCGGCGGCCCGGCGGGATCGATCTGCACCTGCCAAGCGGCGACGATGCGCGATTTGATCTGGTCGAGCTCGCCGGCGGTATAGGGCGCGGCGTTGCTGGCGATATGGATAAACGCCCAGGCGGCGCGAATATGGCGTTCGCTGTCGAGCGGATAGCGTTTCTGGCCGTCGGCCTGATAGCCGGGATCGGCGTAGTCGATCTCGTCCGCCACGCGATCGCCTCCCTCAGCTTTCCAGCAATCGAACACCGCCTCGGGGTTGGCCGGGCGATCGACCAGGCTGATTTCGGTGAGGCTCAGCGCGGTGATGATGTTGCGGTCATGCGCGTCCCGTGCGCGGACTTTGCCGCCAACCGAGAACCCCTTGTAGACGCCGCTCGTGACCTTGTCCCAGGCGCGCGGATCGACAATGCGGGCGCCGACATAGAGGCCCTTGTCGTCGACCCCCGCCTCCTCGGCGATACCGACCGCCGACATCTGATGCATCTCGCGGATATTGGCGAATTTCAGGTAATCGCCGAGCGCCGCGGCGAGCGCATCGCGGGTGATGATCTCGCCCTGGTCGTCCTCGGCTTCGGTCGAGGCATAACCCCAGACCATCCGCTCGGCGGCATCGACCTTGGCGATCGGAGCGTAGAAGCGCATGCGGATCACCGTGCTGTTGAAGAAGAAACGCCGAGCGGCATCGCGCCCGCCGTGCCGTAGACCATCGGCACGTCGCCGCCGGGCACCGGGTCGAGACCCAGAAGGTTGCGGGCCTCGTTGACCGCGTAGATGCCGTCGCGGACGTAGATGTCGAGGATCTTCGCCTGCTCGGCGGGGTCGGCTGGGCGTAGCTCGCCCCAGGCGAATTCGAGGTCGGCGTGGCCCATCAGGTCTTGGATCACGTGGTCGACCAGGCGCTTGACCCACAGCATCAGCGGCGCGAGGCCCTCGGCTTGCGAGGCGTCCTGCGAGGTCTCGGCGGTGGCGCGGTTGAGCTGGCGGGTAAAGGCGGTCGGCGGCAGCGAGAACGCATAGCAGACGATCCGCGCCAGCCATTCGTCGAACTCGTCCTTGTAGGGTGCCTCCTTGAACGCCTGGTACTTGGCGCCGGACGGGCCCCAGATCAGCCGCGAGCGCGATCCGGTGTTGCCGGCGAGCACGCTGTCGAACCATTCCTGGAACTGGCTGATCTGCTCGACATTCCACCCATCCGGCGCGTTGAGCAGGCCGGGCGGCACATTGCCGTCGGTGAAATGCTGCAGCTGCATGACCTGGCGACGCAGCGCGATATTGACGGTCATCACGATCTGCTCGACCGGCCCGAACCCGTAGGCCTTGTGCGGCCTCGGGTTGCGCGGCAGGTAGAGCAGATCGTCGCTGGTCAGCAATTTCCATGGCCGGCCCTTGATGACCTGCTCGAAGGCCGGCGCCGGCGGGCGCGGGCGGCGGCCGGTCTCGTCG